ATGGGAGATGTAGGCATGTATATGTTAAAAAACGGTGAGAAACTAAGATCCAATAATAATATGATTTATATGGTTATACGTTTTATAGCATCTGGTGGGCAAGGTGAAGTTTATGAAGTGGAAGATGAAAATGGCTCGCGCAAGGCTCTAAAATGGTATTTTTCACAGTCTGCAACCCCTTATCAAAAAAAACTAATAAAACATCTAATAAAAGAACATCCAACTAAACCAGATAAGAGTTTTTTATGGCCTCAAGATGTCATTACCAAAAATGAATTGTTTGGATATATAATGCCTTTGCGTCCATCAAATTATAAAAGTATTGTTGACCTTATGAAACGCCGTACAGAGCCTACGTTTTCTGCATTGTGCTTGGCGGCTATAAACCTTACGCATGGTTATCAATCTTTGCATTCACGGGGTTTATGTTATAGGGATATTTCTTTTGGTAACTTCTTTTTTGACCCTAGAAATGGGGATGTGCTTATTTGTGATAATGATAATGTTACTGTGAATCAAGACCCTGACAGTGCAACTACTGGTACTCCTCGTTTTATTGCACCTGAAATAATTACACAAAAGAAATCACCATCTACCGAAACAGATTTATATTCTATGGCGGTATTACTGTTTTATATGTTTATGCTTCATCACCCACTGGAAGGGGCTGTTGAAGCTAATATCAAATGTTTTGATTCAAAGGCTATGGAGAAAATCTATGGGCATGAGCCTGTATTTATTTGGGATCCTCAAAATCAAACTAACCGTCCAATCCCTGGATATCAAGATAATGCTATAATTTTTTGGCATATGTATCCCCCTTATTTGCGCGAAATGTTTACACGTGCTTTTACTAAGGGGTTGCTTGATGGTTCTGCTCGTATTGTAGAGAAAGAATGGAAAGACACATTTGCTAAACTAAAAAATAGTATTTTGTATTGTCATAGCTGTGGCGCACAAAACTTTTTTAATAAAAAATTAGAATGTTGGAAATGCAAAACTATTATTTCGCCGCCGCCGCGCCTTGAAATTAATGGGCAACTGGTCATGTTAAATCATGATAGTGCGATTTTCGCACATCATGTGCATGATAATTTTGACTTTAAAACCGTTGTGGGCAAGCTATCACAACATCCAACACAGCCTGGAAGGTGGGGGCTTACAAATGTAACTGATGATAATTGGACATTTACTAAGCCTAATGGGGACACTGTTGTTATTGCTAACGGAAAGACTGCCCCACTGATTTCGGGGGCTAAGATTAATTTTGGTGCTTCGGAGGGTGTGATTGTTTAAGACATTTTTATCATTCCCTTTATGTACCCCCATTATCTGGGGGTCTATTTTTAATTAAGGGGAATTGTAAAATTGTGCAATTTTGTTTATTGGACTTGTTTGGTGTGATGTTTAGTGCCTTTTTTGTGTGTCGCTTTTTTAATTCGCCTGTTTCATTGATGATTCTTTTTTAAGGTATTCATTGTGAGGATAGTCGGACTCTGAATCTGTCTTCATTAACTCCATAATGTTGAGTAGTGAGGCTATGTGTGCTGGATTGGTTATTCCCTGCTGTGCAAGGAATTCTTCTGTTGTGATGGTGGTGGGGGTTGTTTCACCCATTAGATAACCTACTGTGGTGTTAAGTGCTTGTGCCAATAATTTTAATGTTTCTATATCTGGTTCACGAGTGCCTTTGAAATACCCGTTTATGGTTGTTTTGGGAATCCCCAATTTTTTACATAAATCTATTTGCTTTATACCTAGTTCGCCTGCTGTCTTTTGTAGTCTTTCATAGAGTTTCATAGTCTTGCACTCCTTACTAGTTTAGTATAGTGCGCGTTGTGCGTATAGTCAATGTGTGTAGTACGCGGTACTCTATAAGCGTAGTTTTTGCTTAATTTTACCTCTTGACAGTACGCATGGCGCGAATTACACTGTACGCATTGTGAGGACTTAATTAAAAATCAATTTTAAATTATGACTAACGACCATAGATAAATAGAAAGAGGTGGGTAATATAAAGACGGTCAAGGAATTGAGGGTTGGTGAGGGGATATCACCCCCACAAATGGCGGAGTATTTGGGTATCGCGCCTTCTACTTATTTTGATAAAGAGGCGGGGCGTAGAGGATTTAAACCTCCTGAGATTGTTAAGATATGCAGTATGTTTAATGTTCGCGTTGAAGATGTCAAAAATTTTTATGAAAAAAGTACGCGCAATGCGTAGCATGGAAAATGTATATGGGATTTATTACAGTGGAACAGCGGGGCTTCATGCGAATGCACCACAAAATGGTGTTAGAGGGCAGAAGTCCCATTAAAAAAGTAGTGGGTGTAGATTAAAATTGAGAGGGGTATTTTGTAATGAAGGAAAGGGAGTTTTTGCGTCAAGCAACTGTTGCGCGTGACCGCATTGGTATGCTGAGAGAGCAACTTGACCGACTGCGGGAGGATATGTCTTATGTGCGTCGTTCTGTTTTAAAGGATGATAGCGTGCAATCGTCCACACCCCATGACTTGATGGGTGATAGGGTGGCGGATGTTTGTGATAAGATTGCTGTGAGGGAGAAGCAGTTGGAGCATTGGGGGGATGTGTTATATTCTGTGGAAAGTGCTATTAATGGGATTGAATGCGCGACTTGTGGTAGGGTGCTTTATTTGCGGTATGTTAAGGGTTTGACGCTGGAAGAGGTTGCGGCGGAACTTGGTTATAGTGGGCATTATATAAGGGAACTTCATACAAAGGGGATTAAGGAAATTTCGTCACTTCTCGAAGGAAGTGTAGTTGGGCTTTGCCCAACGGAGCGGCAGAGTTTGGGGGCAGTACCCCATTGAAAAAAAGCGGAGAGGTAAGTTCCCGCATAAAATACGCATGTCTCATGTATATTTCCTGTATGTTTCCTTCTTGAATTTGCAAAATGGATGTTGTATATTTATTGTGGCGGACGCGGGCGCAAGTAAAAGGTATTGTGGATGTTTTGAGAGCGACATTGTCGCTTTTTTTATGCTTATTTATTAAGGTGGTGTCAATGTGGACTGGGATAAGGGTTGGACAAAAGGGCGCGGAGGCTTGGGGGTTAATGGTAATTTAATTCCTATTACAAGTCGTCCTAAGGAAGAGGCGCGGGCAATAAGTGCGAAAGGCGGGATTGCGTCGGGAATTGCTAAACGTGAAAGGAAAGTGGCACAGGAAGTTGCAAAGATGATACTTGAGAGTGATATCCCAGTGACAAAAGAAACGGAGAATGCGCGAAAACATCTTGAAGGGATGGGGCTTGAGGCTAGTGACTGTAATATGAAAGCCATGATGATTTTGGGTCAGACGATGTCTGGGGCAAAAGGTAATCATCAGGCGGCGCAACTGGTTTTGACTTTGGCAGGTGAGATTAAAAGGGATGAAGATGACATTACCCTAGCTATAAAGGAAGCATTGGTGAACCGTGAATATATTGAGGCAAGCCTTGATTTTTGGAAATTTTGCAAGTTAAAAGTGCCCAAGATTTATACTGATGAAGCGGTGTATTTGAAGGTTATGTGTAGGAAGTTACAGAATTTTATTGATGACATTGACGGGGAACAAGTAGCGATTTTTAATTTACCGCCTGGGCATGGGAAAACTCTGACGGCTAGGCTTTTGGGTGAATGGGTGCTGGGACGGGATAAGAGTAAGAAAATTATGTCTATCGCGTATAATCATGACTTTGCAACTGACTTTTCTAAGGCTGTGCGTGATGGAATTAATGAAGAGAAACTGGAAGAGAGTGTCCCTGTGTTTAGGGACGTTTTTTATGATGTGCAAGTGGAAAAAGGTGCTGGACTGGCGCGTAAATGGAAGCTGGTGGGAAGCCCTGAATATAATTTTTTGGCGGTTTCGCCTGGGTCGGCAGCAACTGGATATAGAGCACACCTTGTGTTAATTGATGATGTGATCAAAGGGTCTTATGAGGCAAATCATAGAAAGCATTTGGATGATTTGTGGAATTGGTTTTCTAACACGTTGTATAGTCGTAGGGAAAAAGGGCGTAAAATTGCTATGTTTTCTACAAGATGGGCAACTAAAGACTTGTGTGGGCGACTCATTGAGAATTGTGTGGCGAACGATAGAGCTTATATGTTGATGTCACGTAAAGCATTTGATGGTGAGAGGATGTTAAATAGTGCATTGTTGACGCGGGCGGAATATGACGACGTTTTGACGGTGTTGGGTGAAGATATATTTCATGCAAATTATAACCAAAAACCAATTGATTTAAAAGGTAGATTATATGGTGAGTTTGTAACATATACAGAGATCCCTAGATTTGACCGTGTTGAGGCATATTGTGACACGGCGGATGAAGGGAATGATTTTTTATGTTGTGTTATTTTTGGGGTTGTTGGAGGAAATGACCCTGATGTCTATGTGTTGGATGCATATTATACGCAAGAAAGTATGGAAGTAACCGAAAAAGAGATAATCAAGCGGCTAATTGAGTTTGATGTGGAGAAGATGACGCTTGAAAGTAACTTCGGTGGTAAGGGATGGAAAAAGGTTATTGAGGGGCTGTATGTGAAGGCTGGCGGACGCGGATGTACATTTCATACTTTTACACAGACTAGGAATAAGGAGGCGCGTATTCTGGCGGCGGCTTCTACAGTGAATAGGAAGATTATTATGCCTGACCTTTGGAACAAGCGTTTTCCTTTGTTTTATCAACATGTTACGGAGTATCAAAGATTGGGGGCTAATCAGGTGGATGACGCGTTGGATGTACTTACTCTTATTGTGGAGCGGGGACAGAAGAAGAAAGGGTTTGTTGGGATTTAGCGAGGACGCGTAAAAAACCACTTGAGATGTGGTTTTTTATATGGGAGATGAAAATATGAGAACATATGAAGATATGGTAATTGCAAAAGAAGCGGGCAAACTTGAGGAGTTTATTATTTCTGTGATGGATAGGCATTTGGCGACACAGGTGGGAGAATATAATGATTTAAAGAGTTATTATATGGGGGACGACCCTAAGTTACGTAGTATGTTGCGGAGGCTTAAATATCTGAATATTGATGGGGTTTCTGTTGACCTTGAACCGCAACTGAAGATTACAAATAACTTTGGCAAGAAGATTATTAATACGATTGCGGGACGGCTGTGGTCTTCTCCTGTGCGAGTGCGGGTTGGCACGGAAAATGTACATGTTGATGAAGTGCTGGGGCGGGACTTTGTTAAAACTGCAAAAAGGATTCAGAAACTAGCGGGTGTTTATGGAGTTTGTTATGGTTTTTATGACAATGGCAATGTTGTAGTTTTTGAGCCTACTGGATATGTGCCACTGGTGTGTGAGGATGACGGACAGGAAAAAGCGGGAATTAGATTTTGGCGAGCTTCAAATGAGAAGGATAAACCATGGAATGTGCAACTGTTTGAGATGGATGGATATACATGGTGGAAACGTGGCAAGGAAAATAAAGCAACTGCATCACCTTCCGTAGGAAGTGGGGTTTCCTCAGCAGAACGGCGGGGGGGCAGTAATCCTAGTGATGAATTGTGGCTTTTTAAGGAAAAACGAGCTTATAAGCGGGTAACAACACCGCGAGGGGCTGGAGCAGTGTATTCTACTGTGGAGGATATGAATTATCCCAGCTTTCCTGTTGTGCCACTGTATGTGAATGATGAGAGACAAAGTGAATTTAATCAAGCGGTATTGTCGAAAATTCAGGCGATGAATATTAAAGAGACTTTGTATATGGATGAGACATTTCGGAATCCGTTTATTGCGTGGTATTTGCAAGGATATGGCGGAGATGTGCGGGATTTGGTTAAGTTAAAGCAAATGTTTCAATCGTTCTCGTTTATTGCAGATAAAGGTGACCCTGATGAGGGTAAAATTACGCCTATGACAATTGATGTGCCTTTTGAGGAGCATGAGGCAAGTATGAGGCGGCTGGAAGACGGAATTTATAGGGATGCACAGATTGTAAATACACGAGCTATGGCGGGGGGTAGTTTGACTAATGTTGTAATTAAGGCGCATATGAAAGAAGAAAACACTAAGATGGCAAATGTGGAAATGAACACCAAGGAATGGGTAAGGCAATTGTTGTTTGTGGCGGGGGTTGAGGTTTCTGTTGATGATGTGTTATTTGTGCATTCGACAATTATTAATGAAACAGAGATTCATAGGGATATTGTCAACTTGAAAAATAGTGGTATTTTAACTGCTGATATTGCGGCGCAAATTACACCTATTTTGATTGAGAATAATTTAGTTGATGAGACGCGGACGGCTATTGGGAATCACATATTAGATGCGTCTTTTTGATGGGGTGATGAAATGGGAAATGGTTTTGTATCGAACAGGGATAATGTGGAGCGTCAACTTGCTAGAAATAAAGCAGCGGCTTTGGAGGCATTGGGGCTTGAGTTTACCAGCCATGCAGTGGAGGAAATGGACAGGTTGATTTATAATGCGCCACTTCCAAAAAGTGCGGCAAATAATCCAAGATATGAGCGTACTGGGCGGCTAAGAAGTGGGCAAGTTTATCAAGTTAGTGTGATGGATGATGAAGTTGTTGTCGGTAATAACATTGATTATGCCATTCACGTGCATTTTGAGGGTATAACGCGTAATTGGGGCGGGTTGCCATGGATGACAAATACCATTAATAATAAGCAAACGGAACTAAAAGCTGTTGTGGAGACAGTGATTGTGCAAGGGTTTAGTTAGGGCGTACATGATACGCCTTTTTTTATTTAAATGGGGGATCTGCCCCCAAACCCCCGCCGTTCCGCAGGGCAAAGCCCAGCGTCACTTCCTTCAGAAAGCGACGGAGTTACTTTTTTATATACATTTTTAGAAATTAATGAAAGGATTGGGATTATTGTATGACAAAATTTAATAAAAAATTTCTTGTAAGTATTGGGCTTGATGTGGCTAAACATGAGGACATTATCAACAAAATTTTGGAATGTCACAATGGTGTAACATGTGAATTGGAGCGTCAGAACGAAAAATCTAAAAATTATGAAAATTACGAAAAGGAAAACGCGGAACTAAGGGTACAACTTGAAGTGGCTAATAACAGGGCTGATTTGGCAGAAAAAGCTGTAATTGACCGTAATGCGGAAATTGAAACAGAAAGGGTTAATGGGGTGCTACTTGAAAAGATTCATGCGGTAGCGATTAAAGAGGGTAAACTTGATGGGTTGGGCGTTAAGGCATTGAGGAAACATGTGCTTGATATGTCTATAGTGAAGCATGTGGATGGTGAAATTAGCAACCTTGATGAGATTTTGAGGCTCTATAAGGAGGATGAAGTTATTGGGGATTTGTGGGGTGGAGAAAGTCTTGTTGAGGGGGCTAACGCGGGCTATTTTGCTGTGGGTGATGTGAAGGGGCTTTCTCTTGAGATGATTAAGAGTATGACACCTGAACAGATTTATGAAAATTGGGACGCTGTTAGTAGGGTTTTAGAAGGGTTTTAGGCGATTTTTTGGGTGGATTGGTTGGGGATGTGGAGGTGTAGGTTTTTGGAAATGCGCGTCGCGCATTTCCTGTTAAAGTTCTGATGAAACTTTTTCAAAAGTTTCTCGGGAAGGTGGGGTGAAACCCCACGGTCTTAGCAAAAAATAAAAAAGGAGAGTTTTTTATGGGTTTTAATAATTTTATACCATCAGTGTGGTCTAGCCTTCTGCTGTCGCACCTTGATAACGCGCTGGTTGCGCGCCAATTCTTTAATAGGGAATGGGAAGGGGATATCTCAGACCATGGTGATAAGGTGAGGATTAATCAAATTGGCAAGATTAATATTTTTCCGTATCAACGCGGCGGTACTTTGCCTGAACCGCAAGAGCTTGACGGCATTCAACAAGAATTGGAAATTGACTTTGCCAGAGCGTTTAATTTTAAGATTGATGATATTGATAACGCACAAAGTAAACCAAAATTAATGAGTTCTGCAATGGAGCGCTCTGCATTTGACCTTGCTTCTGAAATTGAGGCGTGGTTATTCCAGAAACTTATTGATGACGTAGCACCAGAGAATGTTATTTCTACGGCTATTACCGATGCAGATGGTGTATATGTGTTGTTGACACGCCTGCGTACTATGTTGGCGGTCGCGAATATTCCTGTGCAAGGAAGACTTGCAGCATTGCCCCCTAGTCTTGTAGAGCTAGTATTACAAGACCCACGTTTTGTTAAATCTGGTGGAATTAATGCAGAAAATAGACTTGAAAATGGTATTATTGCGCGTGCAGCTGGCTTTGGTATTTTAGAAGTTAATACCATACCAGGAAATAATCGCATTATTGCGGGGCATAGTGTGGCGGCTACTATGGCAGAGCAAATTAGCAAAACAGAGGCATACCGTGTTGAGAAGGGCTTTAGTGACGGGCTTAAAGGGCTTTACCTTGCGGGTGCGCGGGTTACTAGACCTAAGGGCGTGGCGATTGCGAATTTTACACTATAGTATACCTCTTCCGATTGAATGGGGTGGTGTAGCATGAAGTTGAATGAGACAATTTTGGAAGTTATGAGGAATGTGTGTAATTTCTTTGATTTTGACGACCGCAAAAATGAACCTTACTTTCGTGTTGAGGGTAGTTTTGAGGTGGTGGATGGTAATGTTGTACTTGATGGTGACTTTGCGGTGGGTGACTGGATTGCGGTGACGGGAAGCCGTGGATTTGATGGCATTTATCTTTTAAAAGAAGCGATACCACTGAATGAGGGAGATGCACCCTTGGAGATGTGTGGGGCGCAACGGTTTAGGCTGTCTAATGGAGATGAGGAAGAGAATCTCCTCAATCTTATTAATCCTTTTGAAGGTGTGGACTCGTTTGTTGGGGTTGTTAATTTGTTGATTCCGCAAGCGAGATTTATTCCATTATGTGTTGAAATCAAGAATTACATGAATAATCCTGAGAATTTTCCCAGTGCTAAAACTGGTGAGAATGTGATTGGTTTTTACAGTTGGACTAGAGCCATGAGCAGCAAGGGGGGCAAGCCATTGACGGTTTTTCAGGTGTTTGCAGATAGGCTTGTGGCTTTTCGGAAGATGTTTACAACGTTTAAGATGTAAATGAATGTTGTTAGGGGTGGTTTGTGGTGGGTTTGAGTGATTATTACAAGAAGTGGCATTTACAAGAATTGGTTGAAGTTCCGTCAACTTTTCCTCCGCCTTGGGATGATCCATCATGGAAATTTTGCGATGGGCGCGAAGTTATGGGCTTGTTTCGACAAGACCAAAGTAAAGAAACTTTGATTGCGGCGGCGCAAGAGGTGAATACCCGTGGGCGTTTTGCTTGTAGCCTTTGTGAAAATGAAGATTTGAGGCATGGTGTGGTACTTCGATGTGAGGATGTCTTTATTCGGTTGGAAGGGGACGCTATGACAGCACCTGCGTCTGCTAATGTACAATTTAAAACTTTTGTGGCAGTGGTTACAAGTCGCGTGGGGGATGTGACGGAAGCAATGAACGGAGACGAGCAAATGATGGTGATACCTTGAATGAACTTTTTTTAGCCTACGAAAGGTTTTTTTCTCAATTTATGGTTTCTGATGGAGTGGCTGTTGGCGCGCATGTGAGTGGCAACCCTGCTTTGGATAGGTTGCCTAATGGGCAATTTGTGCCTGCACGGTTTCCTTATATCGTATATGAAGTCACACAACCTACAATGTTTGGCAGTGCTGTTTCGATTGTTTCAATTTGGGATAGAGATTTAATGCCAAATGGTGCGCCTGGAAGACCTAATTTTTATGGGCGTGTGAATGATATTGCGGGACAGATTTTAAGTAAGATTCATCCTGAAGATGGGGTATTGTTGTCTGTTGGTGATGGGCAGTTTGTGCAGTTACTCAGGGGTAATGTCCCGTTTCAGGTTGTTTCTTCGGGTGAGTATTGCCCTACTTTTGTTAGGGTTGTTATTAACTTGACGGTTTTTGGGGTTTTGAAATAGGGGACTTTGTACTATTTGTTTATGTTTGACGCTTACGAAACCTCACTACTTTAAATTATGAAAAAGGAGAGATTTTAAATGGCTTATAGACCAAGTGCATTAACAGAAAGTACTCCCTTAAATATCCAATTAGGTGCAGGAGCATTCTTTTATGAATTGGATATGTCTAGTGTAACACCAGCAACAACGGCAGAGGAGTTTGCAGAAATTCTTGAAGCGGCGCGTTTAGATGGAAGGTCTTTAGGGGCAACTCGTGGCGGTGGAGAGTTTAATGTTTCACCTGAGTTTGAAACTTTAGAGATTGATGATATGTTGTTCCCATTGCCTGGAACGGTTGCGATTACGGGGCTTTCCGTGACACTTTCTACTACGATCTTAGAAGTGCGTAAGGAGAATTTAAGACGTATTTTGCCTATGTCACATATTGATGAGGCTACAGGTGCATTGACTATGAGTGCGACTCTTTTGCCAGAACACTATATTAAGAATCTTGTTTGGGCGGGTTCTATGGCTAGTGGTGATTTAATGGCTATTGAGATTACAAAGGCGTTAAACACGGCAGGATTGTCTATGACTATGGCACCCACTGGTGGCGGTTCGATTCCTGTGGAGTACACTGCACACATTGCTGATGCTTTAAATGTACAGTTCGCACCTTTTAAGATTTATGAATTTAATCGTGAGGGGTCTAGCGTGACTGCTTCTCAGGATTCTTTTTAATGGAGGTTATTTATGATGACAATATCTGCAAAACTGACACCAAAGCGTGCTAAAAAAGTGGCAGCCAATATGGTTGTACTAGTGGATAAAATTAAGGTTTTTTCTGATATGAAAAGTGAAGCGGCTGATAAAGATGGTGATGAACTTAATGAAGCTGGTTATGGAATTTTGCAAAAATTCTTTGACTTTGCATTTGAGGAAGAATATGAGTTGATTTTGACGATTATATCCGATTTGTTTGGTATTTCATTTGAAGAGGCAGAAGAATTACCCATTGAGGATATTTACGACTTTGTTATCAAGGATAAGGTGATTCGCACTTTTTTTCCACGGTTGGCGGTATTGGAGCGGAGCGCGTTATCAGATATATCGCTGAATCAAACGGACTTCCCTTCTCCGCCTACTCCTTCTACATCAAAAGCAGGGCAAAAGACGACATTGATAGAATCAAACTCGAAAGCAAAAAAATAGAGCGTTTTTCTTTGTTTATGCAATATGTGGCAGACCAGTTATGGGTATGTGGGGCTGGTGAGGGTAAATATTTTGAGAAGTATCCACGCTGGTTTGAATTTGTGAATCCTAAGCCTGTGAGTGGCGATGTTAAGACAGAGGATGAAGTTATTGAGATGTTCAGAAAAGTTAGCCAATAATATACGGTTTTTAATACCAGAAGGAGGCGATTGCAATAAATCTATTTAGTGTATTTGCCACGATTGGCTTAGATGACAGTGAGTTTATTAAAGGTATCAGTCAAGCCGAAAGTAAAGGGCGTGGTTTTGCTGGTGTAATGGCGGACGTTAGCAAAGCTGTTGTTAAAAGTGTGACCACAATGGGTGCTGCACTGGTTGGATTTATAGAAATTGCGGAATCTATTAGGAATATTGCCAAGGAAATAAATAAGCAACTGCCCGTGTTTTTAGAGCATGGCATTGATATAGTTTTGAATCTAATCACGGGTATTATACAATCATTGCCAACATTGGTTGCGAGTATTGTCGAAATAATCCCAAGTATAGCAAAAACGTTGATTGGGGCGTTAGCAGATGCATTACTTGACCCTACCAATTTGACGAAATTAAAAGAAACCGCCCCCCAAATAATTAAGGTGTTAGCACTTTACTTAGGTGGAAAAGTTGCATTGGGCAAAATTGCAGTGGCGGGAAAAGCATTGGCTGAAAAACTTACATTAAGTTTTAAGGGATACAAAGGGCTGAAATCACTAGGTGGCAAAGTAATATATGGTATTGCTAAAGTATTAAAAGGCGGCAAAGCCATAATGTTCAAGGCTGGTAGTGGCATTGCATCAGCGTTCACGGGTGCATTAAAGGGCAAGGGTTTACTTGCGGCAATTGGACCTAAAGGCTGGATTGCCGCGGGTATGATTGCCCTTGGGGTTGCCGCATTTGCAAACCGTGAACGTATTGGCGAATTTTTTAGCAACATGGGCGACAAGGCAAGGGAGTCTTTCCCACGTGTTATGGAAGCTGTGGATGGCACTGTTGCAAGAATTGGTGAATTTGTATCCAATATGCGTGAAACTGGCGCGGAAATGGTTGAAAACTTCAGGAGCGGATTTGAGTCAAGGCGTGAGGAAGGCTTTGGTGTTGTCTCCAGTTTTGCAGGTAGTGTTCTGGATGTGTTGAACGACAGGCTTCCTAAAATATTTGGTGTTGCCGTTGATGCAATGGGAAGTTTTATAGATGGATTTTCTTCTCGTAGGCAAGAGGGATATGGCTTAATATTGAGTTTTGCAGGTGGCGTGTTGGACGCGGCTAGAAGTGGGCTTGCGGGTATACGTGAAATTGGCGTGAACATGATGGACGGCTTAAAAGAGGGCATTAGTAGTGCCGCTGGGCGAGTAGTGGATTCTGTGCAAAATGTGGCGAGTAGAGCCATTAATGGAGCGCGAAACATTTTGGGTATAAATTCGCCTTCCAAAGTATTTGCGGATATTGGTGAGGATTCGGTTGATGGTTATATTGTTGGGTTGGAGAAAAAAGAACAAGATATATACAAAACCATTAGAGAGATTTTTGACATAGGCAAACAGGATATTGGTTTTGCTGGGGACTTGGCTGGTGTGGGCGTGATTAGTACAGGTGCTGGGCGCATAGCAGATAATAAAATCTCCGCAACACATCAAGCAAATAAAGCAAAAGCGGATATACACTATCATTTTGGGGCTAATTCTATTGTGATAGACGCTAAATCAGTCAAGGATTTTAATGATGTTGTTGAATTGCTTAGTGATTATGCATACAGCAATAGGGTTTATAATGGGGTGTGATTATGTCTGAGATACGTACAGTAACATGCCCATGCATAAGTGATACTTTTGTTCGTAGGCACGAACTTATCCAAAACTTTTTTAGTGCTGGAATTGATTGGTGGGTTGAAGGTGAGAACGAAAATCATGGCAGTGCGGATAGGCTTACCTTTGGTTATGTTCAAGAGACAGCTGGAATCCCACAGGTGAATTTGAATACAACTACACAAGACCATCGTGCGATAATGCAATTTGACCTATCAGAAGCAATGGTTATGGGGCATGTGAGTAGTGTAAAACTTCAATTGTTTGCACCATCAGGAGAAGGATGGTGGGGTTCGATGCTACAAATCACACCCGCCACAATATCAGGCTCTGTTATAGTGGAAGATTCTCTTGTGTTTAGTAGATGGAATCAGGCAATAAGATTGGAAGAGATGCCTATGCGTAGCGTGGAAGTGAACACTGGAGCATTTCAAGTGCCTAATCCTGATTGGATTCCACCGTTTATGCCTGAGCATGACCCTGATATACCTCCATGGATATGGGTAGAAACTTCTCAAACGGTTGAGCGAGGTGCTGATTGGGTGACACCTGAGAGGCAAATAACGCCAAATGGTGGTGAGTTTGATATAACTCATCTTTTTGACCGAGGGCTGATACAGCAAAATGTTTTAACGTTTGCACTTATGAGCTTGGGTTCTTCAAGTCAACTAATTACACCAACAAGAATTGGGGAGGGACGCTCAAACATCCTAACAACTAGATTCAGCAGAGAATCAGGAAGGACTACAGCACCACGGCTAATACTTGAATGTGAACCGCGCCCTGGTGTTGCACCTTCTAATCTTGCACCCACAACAACACAAAACCCAAGAACACCAATAAGAATAAGTTGGAGACATGAACGACACCCCTCAATCCCTAGTGGTTTAGTTGACCCTCAAATTGATAGTGAAGTTGAGTTTTGGCAAGGAAATGGGACACGAACTATTATAAGTGGTGGGCTTGAAAATAGTGTTGAGCTTGAACCCAATACATTCACATCATTTAATAATGTGGTTATTAGGGCGAGGACTAGAACCAAATATAACGGTTGGAGTGGATGGACTAGTACGCAATCGTTCCCGCTTGCGCTGAATCCACCGTTAGCACCCACAAATTTATCTCCGTCAGAGGATACACAAAACAGGCGTGTGAATATTAATCTATCTTGGAGGCATACCCCTAACCCTAATGACTGGGATTCTCAATCAGATTCTATTGTTGAGTTTTGGCAAGACAATAACCAACGGACATTGGTTAGGGCAGGTGCGGGGAATCGCTTGGAGCTTCCAAATGATACATTTGTTGATAATCGAAATGTGTTTTGGAGAGTACAAACGGTTACATTAAGAAACGGTGAGGGTGTTTGGTCTGATGTAGCTAGTTTTGGGTTGTCGTCGTTTGCGCCACAGCCGCCTATTGACCTTATGCCAACTACCGCGATGAATCCGCGCTTGAATATAACACTAACTTGGCGGTTTGTTGCTAATGAACGCTGGTTTCCTAATGATGGGCAGGTTGATAGTGAGGCAGAGGTTTGGCAGGGTAGTGGAGCAAGGCATATTCTCAAGGGTTATAGTGAGAACAGGGCGATTATCCCCGCAAATACGTTCACTGCATTAGCCCCCATTAATTTTAGAGCTAGAACAAGGACTAATTTAGGTGGTTGGGGCGTGTGGTCAAATGTGGCGCAAATTCCATTGGCTATTTCTCCACCACTTGCACCAATTGATTTATTGCCTACAACACCCCAAAATCCAAGGGGTGTTATTCGTGTTTCTTTTACGCATCTACCCAACCCCGAAATGCCAAACGACGAACAAACAGGCGCGGAAGTGCGTGTAAGGCAAGGAACAGGAGCATGGCGAACATTTACTGGCAGTGCAGAGAATGTTGCCTATTTGCCTGCGTTTACGTTTACTTCTTATGAACAAGTTGAGTTTCAAGCACGGACAATCACAGCTATTAATGGAGCTGGTGATTGGTCTTTATCGGAAAGGTTTGATTTGAAAATGACACCTCCTTTACCTCCAGAATTAACGTTTCCTGTGAATATTGCAGTGTTGCCAAATAATATTTTCTTGCAGTGGTCGTATAATTCGCCTTTTGATACATTCCCTAGCCGTTTTGATATAAGACATCGGATTAATGGTGGTGCGTGGACTAATTTGCGTACTGATTCTGCGGGTGGATTGCCTGCGGCTAATAGTTTTACGGTTAATGTTGCTAATGTACAATCTCGATTGGAGTGGCAAGTTAGGGCATGGGGCGCATTGGGTGACGTGGGTGAATGGTCTGATATTGCAACTGCTTTTATTATGGGCATTCCGCAAACACCTATAATTGTTCAGGTTTCTAATAGTGGTAGGCCTTTAATTACTTTTTCGTCTAGGGATGCTATGGCATGGGAAATTGAAGTGTTGCAAGGTAGTAATGTAATTTATTCTACGGGTAGTAGGGCATTTGAGGGAATTTTCACTCATGTCATGGAGAGTTTTATCGCTAATGCGACTTATATCGCTAGGCTTAGAATTATTAACGAGTATGGCATAAGCAGTGCATGGGCAACGAGAGCGTTCACAATTTCCGTGACACTACCACAAGCTGTGGAATTAACGACAGCAAACAACCTTGAATATTTTAACAGTCTGCGGTTTGATGGAATTGGGCGAACTGTTTATGTTTATCGTTCTGAACTTACAGAAGTGGCACAGCCACTTCCCGAAGGAAGTGTAGCTGGGGTCTCCCCAGCGGAATGGCGGGGGTTTGGGGGCAGTGCTCCCATTGAAAATGATGATTTTACCTGCATAGCCCATGTAGACAATGCAGGTGGCTGGGAAGACTGGACGGTTCGCCCAAGACAAAGGTACAAATATTTTGTTCGTGTTGTTGGCAATAATTTTGCCTTTGCAGATAGTAATGTTGAGACAGCTATAGCGGATTTTAAAGACACAACCATTGCATTAACAGAAAAACCTCAAGGTATGGTTAAGTTGTTGGTGCAATTGGGCAGTAAGCCTACAAAAGACAGCGAATTTGAGAAAGAAAAGACCTTAACACACTTTGCGGGGCGCGAAAAACCTGTGTTGCAGATAGGAGAGCATACAGATCGTGTGGTTAATTTGGCATTTCATGTGGCTCTTGATGAACGTGACAGGCTGGAGGAATTAGTGCGCAGTGGCAAGGTGTTAATTTTGCGTGACTTTAGATTGGGAGTAATCTATGGAACAATTACAGGGGCGATTAGGGCGCAAGCTAGTGATATTGCTGGATGTTGTTTTGTGACGTTTAGCTTCACTGAAACGGATTATCTGCTGGATGTGAAAATTATATGAATAACCCCAGAAACTACCCTCAAGCTGCCATTGAGGCGCAACTTCGCCTAACCACAGGGGCGCGCAAGGTAACATTTCGGTATGACTTGCTTAACAGAAACGACATTAGGATAGGCTCTTTGGACGGGATTACGCAAGCAAATGTGTCATATGGGGCTTTTCGCGTAATTAAGCGATCTGCTAGTTTTACGCTAAACGAATACCAGCAACAGGAAATTAATTATCTATCAGACCAGATACAGCCTTGGTTTGTTCTTCATATGCCTGATGGCGGCACGGTTGAATGGTCTTTGGGCATTTTTCTATTAGAATCTCCTGCAAGGACAGTTAATGGTTGTATTTCCACACGTGATATTGGCGCATATGACAAGACTATTATTGTGGAACAAGACAAGTTTGTGCGTGGATTTTTTATTGAGAAAGGCACGAATTATGTAACGGCTGTAACACGAATTTTAAACACAGCGGGTATCACGAAGATAAATATAACAGAGACAAATCATGTACTTCCTAGTGATAGGGAGTATCGCATAGGGACAAAAAAACATCTTGCGATTAATGAATTACTACGAGAAATCAATTTTAGTTCATTGCGGTTTGATGAATATGGAGTTGCCCGTTCTGAGCCTTATATTACACCCTCACAGCGAGACATTACGCACACCTACAGCACCATAAAAGACAGCATTGTTACACCCTCTCTTATAGAAAGGTTAGAATTGTCAGACCGCCCAAATGTGTTTATTCGTGTTGCTTTAAACTTGGAAAATGATGAGGAATTAACCTCTGTTTTTGTGAATGATGATGTCGGAAGCCCTATATCTACAGTGAACAGAGGTAGGCAGATTCCGAATTATGAAACCATCGACAATATCACAAGCCAACAAATGCTTGATGAATTTGTTAGGCGGATTGCTGTTGAATCAACTTCGGCTTATACACATTTATCTTTTGGTACGGCGTTAATGCCTACCCATGGGAATGCAGAAACGTTGTTATGTATTTTTCCTGATGTCTTTAATTCACCTTTAAAATTTCATGAAACAAGTTGGGAAATGCCACTTGTGCATGATGGAATTATGAAACATGAGGCAAGAAAGGTTGTGCGGATATGATACCCAATAAAAATGAGTATTTTGAAAAGCCACAATCACAGGCTGGGATGCGTGTAGAGTATGCTAAGGTTATGGCATTTTCGGATAGAGGAGAGCCGTTATTACGATTTTCAGGCGAGACCATAACAAGCCCAAAAGTGTATGCACGAATGAGACATTATAATGATTCTCAAATCGGAGACAGGGTTTTAGTAATTAATGATATTATAGTAGGGACGTGGACTTTATGAATAACGAACAAAAAGCGGTTACGCCGCTTCCCGAAGGAAGTGTAGCTGGGGTTTCCCCAGCGGAACGGCGGGGCTTGGGGCAGAGCCCCATTCTAAATAAAGTTTTTGAAATTGCGTTAAATACCAAGTTTCAAGGCAGTCACCAAACAGATATTTTTGTGAATCAGGGTGACAGAAGTAGTATTATTTTTAATTTTCGTGTGTATGATGGTGTGAACGAGATTAATTATAGGGATGTGGAATCTAGTGCGCTGTTTGTATTAAAACCTAATAGGAATGTTGTGCAACTAACCCCCGTGGCGATAGCTAATGGGGGTTTTTCAGTTGTGTTAAATGCTAATGCCGTTGCAGAGATTGGTACTGTGATAGCAAGTCTTGCACTGTATGGTTTTGGTGGCGAAAGGATTACTACTCTTAACTTTTCGTTTCTTGTGGGGCGGGATATTTTAAGACAGGAAGATATTGAGAGTTCAACGGAGTTTGACGCGCTTCAAAGGGCTATAGCCCTGCTTGAAGGTGCAATACGTCTTTATGAGGAGTTTCCACGTTTAAATATTTTAGGATATTTTGAATTTGAATCTGAGCTTTTAGCGGCATTTCCAGATGGAAGTAACATAAACGGCGGTTTTTGGGTGGGTAGTGAATATGAAGGGCGTTATTTCTTTTGGGATAGAACACACAATCAATGGACAGGCATTGACCCTAATAGGGGACGAACAGGAAGGCATTTCATCCCCATAAGCGAACCAAGCACCGCCCAACAACTGCATGATTTGGGCATTAGAGTTGGTGATTCAGTTGTTGTGTTAAGTGAAGTTGAAACACCTTTTTTGTTTGTTGCGGGTGAAGATAGGGTTATGGGTACGGTGCTTGAGCGTGTTCATGAAGCTGTGGTAGATTCATCATTCGTTGAGGGTCGCAGTATTCGCGGGGCGCGTGGTGAAGCTGGCACAAATAACCCACGTGGTTTTTGGAATGAGGAGGTAGACGATTATCAGAGATACGACACTGTTATTTTCAGGATAGATAATGGTTATGCAGTGTTTATGTACACATCTTGGGAAAAGGGCTTACAGATTCAGCCAACTCCTGAATCTCCAAATAATCCATGGCAGTTATGGGTTTACCCTGGGCTTAAAGGCGACGCGGCAACAATAGAAATTGGCACTGTTTCCACTGTTCCAAATGACCAGCCTGCACGAGTTGAAAATATTGGCACTTCAGAAGATGCCATTTTAGAAATAGATATCCCTCAAGGAAGAGCAGCAACGCTTGCGATAAGAGATGTAATTACTGTTGAAGATGAAAACGAGGTAAGGGCTGTGAATGCGGGTACGAATGAGGACGCTGTTTATGACTTGTATATTCTTAGGGGTGAGCGGGGTGAAGCAGATGGAACAATGAATCATACTATCCTTAACAACCTTGAATTTGAAAATAGTGGGCATACAGGTTTCGCGAGTGCTATAGAAATTTCTAATATAGAACAACGTATACAATCAATAACTCCATTTAGTATTGGTGCTGCAGCAGAAACGCTAATTACAGGTATCGAAATACCACCGAACGCGAATCTTAACGACTATCGGGAGCCTGGTAATTATTTTGCGCGAACTGACGTGACAGCCAATACAATACAAAATCGTCCTCCTTCAGTGAATAGTGCATTTTCATTGTCTGTTACACAATGGGGTATCTCAACTGCAAATGCCCCACGTGTGACGCAGACTATTATACCACGCCTCAATAATGGAGTATTTGTGCGCACGGGGACGGAACAGCCAAGCGTTTTTAACCAATGGCTTCAAACTGTCATGTTTAACCCACAAGACACTGTAGCTGAGAGTTTGCTAGAAAATGGGTGGAGGTTGTTTGGCGCTCCAGGAAGCCAATTTAATCTAAGGTTTTTCAGAAGAGGAAATATATGTATGCTTAATGGATTAGTCATTCCTCCAACCAATGGGGTAGTTTCGGAAACAGTAATTACTACGCTTCCTGCTGGCTTTAGACCTCTAAATCGCATGGTAGTTGTGGGCATGACACCCAACGCACAACCATTAATGATTACAGTACACACTAATGGGTTTGTTACTGTATTTGCTTACCAGACAATACACACATTTTCATGGCTTTCAATACAAGTAAGTTTCTTGATAATTTAGGGAGGTACAATATGAAATTTATATATCCGCTAGATTCACATGGGTTTGTACAATGGCATAGCGAACAATATAGAGTGTTTATTCCTGGTGAACAGCTTGCAGAAAATGAGATATCCGTACCTATCCCCCCAGATAATGGAGGACTACCATGGTATAAGCCACAGTGGGATGGTATGAACTGGGTAGAAGGGGTAGACCATCCAAACGCACCAATCCCCAACTCTATGCAATTAGGGGGACTGATGATATGAACATCATACAAAGATTTTCCCCAAACCACACAAGGGGGCGCGAGGGCTGGATTCCAGACATGATTGTGAACCATATCACCGATGGGGCGTTCCCAGGCTCTATTAACTGGGTTTTAAACCCCGTGGCACAGGTATCCTATCATTTTATGGTTTCGCAAGTTGGAATAATTACACAATGTGTGCCTATTCGTGATACTGCATGGGCAAATGGTACAAGT